GTTCGGGCATAAAGCAGCAAACCTACGCGCTGCAGGGCAGCATGATTGGGCGAAGCGATCGCAACGGCCCGCAGGGCGATGGCGTGAACGAGGATGTGTGTTTCACACTCAATACTTCCGATCATCACGCTGTGTGTTATCCCGATCGAGTCGGTTGCCTCTGCGCGAGCGATTATAAATTCCCGCAGAATCAGCAGGTGGAAGACAGCAAGTATGTGGTGGAGCCGTACCAGCGCGTTTGCGGTACGATTTCACCCGGCGCGCATCCCGGCGGGTTCAACGGGCAGGATGCGTCCAACGATTTGCTGGTTCCTGTAAGATGCGTGGAAGAACCGAAATACACAGTACGAAGATTGACGCCCGAAGAATGCGCGCGATTGCAAGGATTCTCCGATTGGTGGTGCGCGGATCTTGGTATGGAACATCCTTCCGAACAGGAGATCGAATGGTGGCAGGAAGTATTCGAGACACATCGCCGAATCACAAGTTCGGCAATGAAACCGAAGACGAGAAAGCAAATCGTCAAATGGCTGAAGAATCCGTATACGGACGCCGCCGAGTATAAACTCTGGGGCAATGGCGTCGCGCTGCCATGCGTTGTGTTCGTTTTATCGGGAATTCTGTCGGAATCCGCTGTATATCTGGACGAAATAGCTTGATATTCACACTCGAAAGAGTGATGTATGTGATTACCAAATCGAAAGGAAGGTATTCACAATGCAGATCAAGTACAACGTTACGGGGGACAGGCGGAAGGCACTGGTCGCGGTTATGCGAGACGTTCTTCAAGACACGACGCGCTACCTCGGCGCACCGAGTTTCGCATTTCAGGTGGGGGCTTACACGGTCGACAAGAACGGCACAGTCACGTGCCCGGAAGGCACGGATGAGAGGCAGATCGAGATGCTGATTCGCGAACTGGCACACGATGGTTTTTCTGGCGAATGGGTCGGCGAAGCGGCAAAGCCCGTTGAACCCAAAGCGGTCGAGCCGGATCAACTGAAAGAAGGAACATCTCGCTTTGCCGAATCCGACCGTCTTGCGATCGAGTTACCAAAAGAGGGCATGACGTCCACTGCCATGGAGAACCTGAGGCGGCTGGTCGCGAGCAAAGCGACGCTGCTCAAGAAAGCGCTCTCTACGGACAACCTCCCGATCACCGAACACGCTGATCGAATCGAATTCGGGTGGTTCCGACCAAACGACGATCAAGCTGTGATCGCCGCCTACTACCAACTGGTACAGGGGCTTTGCGAGCTGTCGCGTACGCAGAAACGTGTGAGTGCGATTGAACAGGAAGTCGAGAACGAGAAGTACGCCTTCCGATGCTTCCTGCTGCGGCTCGGATTCATCGGCGCGGAGTATAAGGAAGCGCGGAAGATCCTTCTGAAAAACCTTTCGGGCAACGCGGCGTTTCGCACTACACGGGAAGCGGGGGATGAAGAATGAAAAACATTCATCCAGAGATGCTGAAACGACTCAAGGAGTATTACACCGTTGGAACTCGGGTGATGCTCATTCGCATGAGCGATCCTTACACAAACCTGCGACAGGGCGATCAAGGGACAGTCACGATGGTCGATGATATTGGCACGATCCATGTGAATTGGGATCGCGGCAGTACGCTCGGCGTTGTGTTTGGTGAAGACGAGTGCCGGAGGATTGAGGGAAATGAGTAACCGAGTATTTACCGCGTACGGCGTCGGCCTGAACCGCACCGAAATGGCGAAGCATTGCCCGACAGCGAAGCCGATCGGTTCAACGGAACTGAAAAATTACAGGCTTATGTTCCGCGGCGGAAACGCCTGCGCGTTTGCGACGATCGAAAAAGCAAAGGGTGTGAATGTTTCCGCGCTACTTTGGGAGATTTCGCCGCAGGATGAAGCCGCGCTTGATCGCTGGATCGGTGTGCCGGAGTTGTATCGGAAAGCGACAATCAAAGTACGCCGCGACGGTACACTGGTAGATGCGCTGATCTACTTTCTGAACAGCGGCAAACCACAGAACAAGCCGAGCGCTTTCTATTACAGCACACTTCTGGAAGGTTACAGAGCGGTGGGATTCGATGCGGGCATTCTGAAAACAGCGATGCAGGAAGGCGATCTGGACGCATCGCGCGCATAGATCGTCGCAACGCCGCGTCGCGCAACGTCGCCGGCACTGAGTGGTTCAAAATGCAAATGGGGCGGTTGTCCCAAGTACGGAAGAAAACCAAACCAAGCCGGACACGGAGGCTCACGGGGGCCTCCATTTTTATGCCCTTAGGATGGAGGCGGCGGTGATCCGAAAACTAAAGAAATACACGCCGACTCCGTTTAAAGCGAAGGACTCGGTGTATGACAAACAGGCGGCGGATCATGCTGTCGCTTTTATTGAGTGCCTTGCGCACACCAAGGGTACATGGGCGGGTAAGCCGTTCTTGCTGATCGACTGGCAGGAACAGATCATTCGTGACGTGTTTGGAACGCTGAAACCGAGTGGATACCGTCAATTCAACACGGCGTACATCGAAATTCCGAAGAAGAATGGAAAACAGCTCGCGCTGAACACACCGATTCCCACGCCGGATGGCTGGAAACAGATGGGTGAACTATGTGCCGGCGATCGTGTTTTCGACGAAAAAGGTAATCCGTGCTATGTGCTTGCGGTTAGTGAAATCGATGATACCGAACAAGCGTATCAACTGACGTTCGGCGACGGGAGCAAGATCGTTGCCGGCGCTCGGCATCTTTGGAACGTGCAGGTGATCAACAATGGCGGCAGGGTAGAGTTGTTGGAAACACAGCTGATGTATAACGCCCTTAAAAAGTATCGTGCAAAACGTGCAGATAAGCCGTCTCGGTCGATGTATCGGATCCCCGTTGCAACGGGCATGACAAAAACACGCAGGAAGTTTCATTACATTCGCGCTATTGAGCCTATGCAGGAATGCGTACCCATGCGGTGCATACAGGTGAGTTCACCGTCACACCAGTATCTGGCGGGATCGTCCATGGTGCCGACGCACAATTCCGAGCTTGCCGCCGCGGTCGCGCTGCTTTTAACCTGCGGCGATAATGAAGAGCGTGCCGAAGTGTATGGGTGCGCCGCCGACCGCCAGCAGGCGTCGATCGTGTTTGAGGTTGCCAAGGACATGGTAACCATGTGCCCCGCACTAGCGAAGCGAGTAAAGATTCTCGCGTCGCAGAAGCGGCTTGTTTACCTGCCGACTGGGAGTTACTATCAGGTGCTCAGCGCAGACGTAGCCAACAAGCACGGGTTCAATACACACGGCGTCATCTTCGACGAATTGCACACACAACCGAATCGCCGTCTTTTTGACGTTATGACAAAAGGCAGCGGCGACGCGCGGATGCAGCCGCTTTACTTCTTGATCACCACAGCTGGAGACAACACAAACTCCATCTGCTGGGAGGTGCACTCGAAAGCGAGAGACATTCTCGACGGCAGAAAAAACGACTCGACGTTCTACCCAGTGATCTACGGCACCGAAGAGAACGACTCCTGGATCGACCCGAAGGTGTGGAAGAAAGCGAATCCGTCGCTCGGGATAACGGTAGGCATCGACAAGGTGAAAGCTGCTTGCGAGAGCGCGCAGCAGAACCCGGCCGAAGAGAACGCATTCCGTCAGCTTCGGTTGAACCAGTGGGTCAAACAAGCGATCCGCTGGATGCCGATGGACGTTTGGGATAAATGCGCGTTCCCGGTTGATTCGAAAGCACTTGAAGGACGCGTTTGCTACGGTGGTCTTGATCTTTCGTCCAGCACGGATATCACGGCTTTCGTCCTCGTGTTCCCGCCTTTGGATGAGACGGACAAATATATGATTCTGCCGTTCTTTTGGATTCCAGAAGAAAACATCGACCTGCGCGTGCGGCGCGATCATGTGAACTATGATCTCTGGGAGAAACAGGGGTGTCTGCTAACCACCGAAGGGAATGTGGTTCATTACGGGTTCATCGAAACGTTCATAGAGCAGCTCGGAACGAAGTACAACATCCGCGAGATTGCTTTCGACCGTTGGGGCGCGGTTCAAATGGTACAGAACCTTGAGGGCATGGGGTTCACGGTCGTTCCGTTTGGTCAGGGGTTCAAGGATATGTCGCCGCCGACGAAGGAGCTTATGAAGCTGACACTGGAACAGCGGATCGTGCATGGCGGGCACTCGGTGTTGCGCTGGATGATGGATAACATCTACATTCGTACCGACCCGGCGGGGAACATCAAGCCGGACAAAGAGAAAAGCACCGAGAAGATTGACGGTGCTGTGGCGACGATCATGGCGCTGGATCGGGCGCTAAGGAATGGTGGCGGGAAACAAGAGAGTGTATATGAAAACCGAGGATTACTTGTACTCTAGAAAAAATGCTGTGCTATACTCAGAATGATTTGCTAAAGATGTACAATTCATTAAAGGAGAAGCATGTATGTACACAGGGGATGCTTTGATCAGAATGCTACTAGAATATAATTTTGATCTATATCGCGGTGAAGATACTGTTACTCAGTATTTGGAAAAGCATTACAAATCTTATATTGATGACTTAGCGGCTGCTATCCTGGGTGAAAACCCATTTCTAGGGCACAAGTTCTGCTTGAGGTTAAAAAGCAGAATTACGAAAATCCGAAGCTTTTGTGAGAGGATTGTTGACATAGAACGATCATATAGAGACGGTAATATCAAAGAGGCATACGACATAGGTGAACAGCTCTTTGATCAGATGAAGCCATACTTTATTCCAAGATTTTCTTGGGATGGGAATGACGGATTTTTTTATAGAATTCGCGAGGGCGACCACAGAATGCAATCTGGTGGGGATTCAAGAAAAGCAAAATCCGAACTCTTCCATATCAGGGACTCGAAACGCTCAAAAATTAGCGCACATCGTTATAGTGTGTCAGGATATCCATGTCTATATTTGGCAAATGGCTTTGAGCTTTGTTGGTTTGAGTGTGGTATCCCTAGAAAATTTAGTTACTGTGCAATGAGTATTGCAGAAACAGGAGATAAAGCATTAAGGCTAATTGATTTTTCTAATCGTCCTATCGACTTACTATCCAGCGTACATGTGTGGTTGCTGAAT